CATAAACAATTTAATTTTATCTTCTTTCATAATATCTCCATATTAAAGTGGTGCCCTCCTCCATCGGGAGGAGGGACTTGGTTAATTACTTAATGTCGATGACTTTAAGTTTTTTCTCTTCAGGAATAATCCTTTCGAGTTCGACAGAAAGCATTCCGTCTTTTAGAGAAGCACCTTTGACTACTACATCATCGGCGACTGTAAATGTACGAGTAAAGTTTCTTTTAGAAATACCTTGATGTACATATTCCTCTTCAGTTTTAGTTTCAGAAGGCACTGACTTGATTGTCAAAGTGTTCTCCTGATGTTCAACTGTAATATCTTTTTTAGAAAATCCAGCCACAGCCATTTCAATAGCAAACTTCTCATCGCTGAGTTTTTTGATATTGTATGGTGGGTAGCTTTCTGATTTGTGAATAGCATTAACTCTATCGAATGTATCAAATAGATTGTCAAAGCCAATAGAAAATGGAGAAGTGTCTCTCCAAACATTAAAAGTTGCGTTCATAGTTTTCCTCCTTTATGAAGCGAGTTTAAATTACGAGAACCCATTATGGCATTCTCTACATTATATATAGGTATCATTACAAAAATTTCAAGTCCTTTATATAAATTTTTTTACGAGATCCTCACGAATAATGCTGGTACTTTGTACCAATCACTACCAGCAGGATCGTACGAAACTGCAGCTTGTGGACCCATGTTTCTCCAAGTGCTTGTACCACCAGAGTCTACTTGTGTCCATATATTAATATTGTCCCCAGCATTATCTCCTGAAGCAGTTGCTGGTGGTTGAAAATTTCCTTGATACCCTGGACCGATGTCTGTTGTTGTTGGGGTAAATGCTGATACATATAATTTATCTCCAGACACAGTACCATTAACAGCAATAGAATACATATTCGTTCCTGCTCCAGCATCAAAAATATAAGCCATGATATAAGTTTGGTTGTCTCCTAGAGTTGTGCTAGGTAAATTTGTTGTGTTAGTAGCAGTTGTAGCAGAGGTTGCTGTTGCTGCATTTCCAGTAGTATCTGCGTCTATAGATGCAGGCAGTCTAGCTTTATTTAATGTACCACTCCCTATATTAGAAGCATTAGTGGTATCGGTAGTTGCCGATGCTGCCAGTGAAGAAGTATCTGCTTTAGCATCTATCTGTGTTTGTACATTACCAGTCACAGTACTAAGATGTTGAAACTCAGTATTTGTGACTGAGCCATCAGCAATCTTAGTTGCGTCAATCGCAGCAGATGCTTTTATGTTAGCATCTTCTAAATTTGTAATAGAGTTTCCTGTTGCGTCAGCATCAATAGTTTTATTTGTTAGTGTACTAGTTGATGTTGTGGTCAGGTAATTAGCATCATTAGTAAACATTGATATATTACCAGCTTTGTTGGTAAGAGTATCAGATGAAGATGCTGTAATATATCCACTGTTATTAGTGAACATTGATATATTACCAGATTTGTTAGTTAGTGTATCGGTAGATGAAGCTGTAATGAATGACGACAAGTCAGGTGGAGTATTAGTAAATACACCTGTGACATTGTTAAATGCTAAAGAACCACCACCAGATGCCGAAGCATTAATTGCTGACAAGTCAGTATATAAGATACCAGCTGTGTCACTGCCTGGTTGCCATTCGTTAGCAGAAGCATTGTATTTAATTACATTACCATTAGACAATCCAGTAAGGTTTACATCACCTAGTGCAGCAAGTGTTACATTGGCACCTTGTAAGGTAGAAACCAAACTTCCATATGTAATGTGTTTTGTAGTAGATTCGGAAGTGTCAACAATCAGTAGTTTATCAATGGACTCTGGGGTCGCTAGTACTGGAAGTTCACTAATCTTTGCGTCAGCCATTTACTCTCCTATTTCTTTTTACCAATGTTATATTTAGGTACTAATTCCCAAGAAGATTTATCTTTATGGGATAAAACCTTAATCTGAGACAAGGATGCTTTTGGCTCTGCTTGCTCAGGTTTCACAATTTTTAAGAGTTCCCAATCCTGTAATAGTACAGCGATTGTATTCCTTCTTTCAATATCATTATTGGCAATATTAGATTCTTTACCATCTAATGCAAAAAGTTCTTTGAAATGTACAATGAAATACTTGCCTTGCTTGTGAAGAATGTGGCAAGATTGAAATAGCTTGTTCTCTGTGCGAGAAGAGATTCCTATCCTCGTTAAAGTTTCTCTCACCTTTAAAAAATTATCTGGTTCAGGCAGAGTGACTTCTAACATCGACTCTGGCGACCAATCGTAATGTATCATTTCAACTGACATTTTATTTACCACCTTTATTTAATCTTTCTTTAATTATGCTCATCTGGTCAGTTGTTAATATATCCATTACCTGACGAGCCTTATCTGGTGAATATCCATAATATTCCATGACCAGCTTTAAGGACTCGGTCTGCTTTTCAGCTTTATGCCACTTCGAAAACCTTTTGCCTTTTGTAATAGTATTTAGTAAAAAATAGTATTGCCAAGACTTAGGGATGTCTCCATACCTATTCATCAGGTTTGCTTGCATAATAGTATCAGGAAAATATCCTAGACCACGATTGACTATAAAAGGTGCATAGTCTTTGTCAGCAAGAGGATTATCCTTAAATAAATCCTTCTTGTCGTTAGTGATATTATTTATGTATAGAAATGGATTTGCCATTATTTAAACTTACAGGATGCCATTATCTCTGTAAGTGCTGCCATTTTATTCAGTTCATGGTCAGCCACAAATGCTGCTTTGTACTGATAGTCAGCCAAGATTAATACCAGTTGTGGTACAGACTCGGCAGTCAGTTTATCATTAGCATTGTTAAATAAATCAGAAAATAATTGTGTTGTTTCAATGTCACCATTTGCTGTGACCCATTTACGAACTTCTTTAAAGTTCTTATCTTTCAGTAGCGAGAACAGATTATTCCAAGAGTCTTCACTGACATTAATCATAACACCAGAGTCTATCCTACCTGATACTGAATATCTTTGTAGTTCGTTTAGTACTCTACGAAAGTCAGGGAAGTGTTTTTGTATTAGTTCTAAGACTGCCTTCTGGTCATGCTCTATACCTTCCTTAGCAAGAATATCAGTGACTCTTTTGAAGAAAGCTGTAGCAACTGCTGGTTTTTGTTTAGCAGTAGTTCTAAACTCAATAACAGCACACCTAGAATGTAGTGGCTCAATAATCCTATTCTTAAAATTACAAGTGAAGATAAATCGACAGTTCCCAGAGAACTCTTCGATAAATGCTCTTAGTGCTGGCTGAGTACTGTTCGGATTTAGATAATCAGCTTCATCAAGAATAACGATTTTCTTTGAGTCTGTCAGGGAAACAGACGAAGCAAAGTTTTTGATTTTAGTTCGTATCACATCAATGCCAGATTCCTCCGATCCATTAATGAACAGATACTCAGCACCGACTTCATTGCAGAGTGCTCTGGCTACTGTGGTCTTACCACAACCAGCTGAACCACAGAACAGAAAGTTCGGTAGTTGCCCACTTGCAATAAACTCTTTGAATGTATCTTTTAAACTCTCTGGTAAGACACACTCATCAATAGTTTGTGGTCGATATTTCTCGACCCAAATAAATTGTTCATCCATAATATAAATCTCATAATAAATTAAAAGTCAAAAGTAGAGTCAGCTTCAACTGCGATGAAGTAAGTCAAGTCATTCATCTTTGAAGCAAACTTAGAAATCCTTTTCTTAGAAATAGAGACTTCGTAATCACCCTCAAGCATTTTAAAATTATCAATCCTGAAGTTCACTTTAAACTCTTTATCAGTTTGACCGACAACAGAGTCCCAAGAATTAGAAGTAGCATTTTTCTTATCAGCCACAACCACAGTGATATTACCATCTTTACCAATAAAAGATACATCGTTAGATCTTAGGACTGAAGATGTTTTCATAATCATGTCGTAAGATGAACGAGATAATTCAAATTTAATATCTTCATCAACAGGAAGAGCATCTTTAGTTGGCGATGCTAGTACTGATGGATCTGCAGCAAAATACTTTACTTTAGATTTGCCATTAGCAACTGTGACAAATTTTTCATCAAAGGCAAGTTCAGGATCGTCAGCAAATAAACTGTACACACCCAAGAACTCGTTCAAGTCATAGATCCCGAAGTCACTGTCAAAGTTTTCACTGACAGTAGTAGAAGCCATAACATTTTTTTGTGCGGAGATCGTTGATAAACGATTCCCAGTCTTAATAAGAATATTGCCATTAATAGTGGCAAAGTTCTTAAGGACACTCAAAGTTTCTTTCGAAAGTTTCATTATATATTTTTCTCCTCAGATTGGTTTATATCATGTTGATGTAAAGCCATCAACGCATAGTGAAGTATTTTTAAGATGTCGGCTCGATTGTAGCCATCCTTCTTACCATACCTTTGGGCATACTTCAATACATTGCCCATAAAAAATCCCATACCATGACCACAGTCAATTATAAACTCACTTGCCTGAAATGAATTTTTACTGTAATGTCCTTGATAAGTCTTATCAATATATTTTTTAAAATCCTCAATAAGTTTATCTTCATTAAATTTATAGTCTATAGGAATAATGTCTGATATTTTCTTTTTCATATTACATACTCTATATTAAAAAAACTTAAAAGTAAAGTGGCGAACTCGGCAGGACTCGAACCTGCAACCTAGAGATTAGAAGTCTCTTGCTCTGTCCAGTTGAGCTACGAGTCCTACTCCACTATAAAAAAAACAAGTGGGCAGGAGATGGCAGTCCTGCCCACTCTATCATCAGCTATCGTCAGTCAATAACAGATGAATCCCTCAGGTCAGGAACTGAAGCACCACCCTCTTCAGTGGTTTCGATATCAATACCGAACTCCCTCAGTTCCTTCACGAAATCGGCATCTTCCTCGTCTTTTATGACAAACTTCGGTTTCGGTAAACGAGATATTCTTATATCCTCTGCTTCACGAATCGCCATCTCAGGATCTGCATTTGGTGCAGGAAAGAAATAGATGCCTTTGTCGATCTTGTTGATTTTATAATTCCAATTAGGTGTACCAATCTTGGGGAATGTAGGATCCTCAGCATGTTTGGCTTTTAGCTTTACGATGCCTTCGGTACATTGCTCAAGAGTAATAGCACCACCACTCACGAGGTCAGGGTAGATCTCAATCATGTTATCTACCCATCGTCTCTGAAACTTAGTAAGATTTTCGTATCCGACTAACTCCATTATTCAGACTCCTCTTCAGAAACTTCAGGAGAATCTTCATGTTCCCCTGAAGCGATTTTAGTGTAAAGGTCAAGGAATGCCATTTTAGTGACATCATCAAACCTGTTCAAGCAAAGTTCAATTGCTTTCTTCTCATTCTTGAAGATAGAGAAGG